AGCCATAGAAGAAGCCATGCGTATGATCAGAGATGGTCAATCTGGTGGCTATGACACATTGGCAAAGATCGCGCAGGAAATAAGATCCGCTGACTACAAGTCAGCTATCAAAGACATCATGGTAAATGCTAGATCCGATCAACTGGCCAACGACGGACTAACACAGTGGATCAATGGTATGGCACAGGCTGGACAGGCCTTAAGTCAGGGTGCTGTGGCTGCTGCTGGAGATCTAAAAAAAGCTCGTCAAGAAAGTTATTACGTACAGACTCGTCCACTTAGCGAAGGACAGATTTATCTAGTGTTTGATCGTGTGCTCACAGAAGCAGGATTCCTAGACAAGGTCAAAGGTGCCGCTGGCAAAGTTGTTGGTGCTGTGAGTAAAGGTGCTGAATGGGTGGGCAAGCAGGCCACGGAAAAGGTCACTAGTGCTAAACTACTGGCAGCTTGGAAACTAGAAGGTTCGCCTACAGATTCTGAAGAATTAAAAAAGTTTTTGCTAGACTTTGGCGGTATAGATACTGCTGTCATAGACAAAGTCTATGCAGACATGAAATTACCTGTGTCCAGTGCAGCAAAAACTGATCCTGCTGCACAATCTGTATACGCTACTGTAAAAACCAGTGTAAATCAGTTAAATAAGAAAGATAGGACTAGATTAATAGCTTACCTCCAAAAACAATTAGGAACCGCATAACATGAAAATCAATGAAGTATTAACAGAAAGTCAACAGCTAGACGAAGGCTCCGATGATTTAAGAAGTGCTGTGTTGTCAGTATTACAAGATATTTACAATGGTGCTCAAGCAGGCGAAGATATGATCGATACTGTTGCTGATGAATTAGGCGACTACTTCCAGGATGTAAAACGCAGTAAAGATACAACACTTCGCCAGGCCTATCAATTTATGAGACAAGAAGGTCAAGAAGCAGAAGAGAATCCAGAAATGATGGCACAGGTAGCCAAACAAGCAATTGATATGCTAACTCAGCAAGGTGTGGCGGAAGGCCCATTGGACTCAGTTGGCAAATACATCGGACGAGGTGTCGGTGGAGTTGCCAAAGCAGCAGGTGCTGTGGCAGGTGGCGTTGCCGGCATAGGTCGAGCATTTAAGAAAGGTTATGCAGGAGGTAAGGCCACAGTAGCGGGAGATCCTAGTCCCAATGCTGATGACAGCACAGATACTGCCACAGCACCTACAGCGCAGGATGTTAACAAAGCAGGACCTGCCGGAACTCCAGCAGCTAAACCACAAACCGGCGCTGCAGCTCAGGCCATGGCTAAAACTGCTCAGGCCACAGCTGGTCAAGACGCAGGACAGGCTGGACAGACCATGTATGCTCAGGTCAAAGCCAACATTGACAAGTTAGACAAAAAAGGCAAACAGCGTATTCTACAGTTGTTACAGAAATCATTAACACAACCCAGTCCAGCAGATCAGAAAGCTGATGCTCCCGTAGCACCGCCAGCAGCAGGTCCCGGAAGCAAGACCGCAGGTACCACTGCCACAGGGCAACCTAAAGTAGAACCAGATCTAAATGCACCCTCCAGCGGCGGCACCGCTCCTACTGACGCCGCTGCGCCAGCTGCCAGTGCTGCTCCAGAAGCACCTGCGAAATCAAAACCAGCAGCACCTGCTAACAAAGCCGCTTCAGATACCTTTGAAAAAGCCAAAGGCGACATGCGTAAAGTTGCCAGCGGTACCAAACCATTGCCTGATCAGATGGCACAGGCAGTGCAGGCAGATATCGCTAAGATGGCCAAAGGTGACAAAGAAAGTGGCGTGGCAGCTGCACAGAAGATCATGGGATTCGCACAGCGTGGCATGGATGTGGCAGCACTGCAACAGGCATGGTCAGCGAATGCCAAAGCCGGAGAAAGATTCCTGTCACAGAGCGTGTACAGATCTATCACTAACATGTTGAGAGAGCACGGCATGATCTGGAGCGATCTAAATCTCAGAGTGCGCATCGATGAAAGTGTTGGATCTGGTGTGTTTATCAGATACGCCAAGCCAGTAACAGAAATTGATGCAGACAGAGAACGTCTAATGGGAGTAACTTCAGATTCAATTATTCGTAAAGGTAATTTAGTATCTGAGGGTCGAGTTCCATTTAGTTTTTTTAAACCTAGATGAAAGCCAAAGAATTTATCTTTGAACGAGACTCTCTATGGAGTAAGGTCAAAGATTTTACCGGTTGGTCAAAATATCAAAATACCGATGCTCCGACTGCAGACGATGAATGGAATCCCTTTAGATCTAAGGGAGCCAAGCAACCAACAGTAAACAAGTCTGTGAAAAAAACTGTGACAAGATCTCAGCCAACCGTGCAAGGCATAAAAGATTTTGAAATCAAAGACACAGTGTCTAGGCTGCACAATGGACAGCCTATGTATGCAGATGATCAGGATAGATTGAATAGACTGATCAATGGTCTAAGAAAAGGCACAGTTAGAACATCTGTTGACACTGATTCTTTAATGCGTACACTGAAAGATGCTCAACAAGGTAAGAGTCTTTCGGACGAACAAAAACAGATTCTTGTAAATTATAAAAACAATCTTTAAAAGAAATTTAAACCTGTTTTCTTGGTAGTTTCTAGATTTTCTTTGATAATCTCTGCTACGATTTCTCTTTCATCGTAACTCATATTCATACCTTCACTGTAAGAAAGACCTCTCATATACCAACACAGTTTGAGAACATCTTTCTTTATTATCCGTGCCTCTTTGTCTAATTGTTCAGCTTCCTGTAAGATCTCCGGCAGGGATAATGTTAAGATCTTACTGCGAAAAAATTTGACTGATCCATGGTTACAGGTAGAATATAAGGTGTTTCACATTCTTTACAGACAACATCTTGAGGTTTAAGTTCGACATTTTCTTTGAGTTTGGTCATATGTTCAGAGATACGTTCAAACACATCTTTAGAACAGTTGTAGATAAATTCTTTAATCTGATTAGGATCGCTGGTTTCGCCCTCTGGTGTTTGTATTTTTGCAATACAACCGGCTACAATATCTACAGTTAATTCAGTGAGTTTAACAAAACTTTTACCAAAACGTTCTACTTTTTCTTCGTCACTGATGTTTTCGTCATTGACAATTGAAAAAATTCTCTGTTGTTCAAAAGTTTTGATAGTATTCTTAGTGACTTCTTGATAGGTATAGGGTCTTAGATAAAAAGTCAACGGATCGATAGTTACAGTTTCTTCATAGACAAATGTACCAAATTTTTCTAACCAAGCAGTTAAATTCATTTCAAATTCATTTTCTGCTTTGCAATGAGGGCAAGTACTGTTTAACTCCATGGTTTCACCATAGGTAGCGATTCTAATAGCAATTAAACAAACATCAAGATCGATACTAGGCATCTTCCAAGGATCCATAATCGCAGGAATACAGCTTTTGATAACCTGTACAGTGCTTTCTCCGGATAACAATGCGTCCGGAGTTTTGAACATCAATTCATCTTTGGCAGTCATCGCATATACTGGATATGTGCCATTGGCAGAAATATCGATGGCATTTTTAGGATAGAATTTTCCTTCCGAAGGTAGCTTCAGCCATATTTTAGGTTGTCTAAAATAATTTGCTAAAGGATTACCGCTCACTATCGTTCTTTGATTTTCTGACATTTTGATCTCCAATAAATACTATTGCCGTATTAGTATTTATATGCGCATTTTTCTGGATTTTTAAATAATGGCTCAAGTCACAATCGATATTCCTGGAATTGGTAATGTAGTAGCTAAGAATGCTGCCTCTGAAGCCACCTTGAAAGAAATTCTCAAAGCTATGCAAGGTGCAGGCAAAGGTGGAGCTGGAGGCGCAGGTGGCGGTACAGGCGGCGGAGCTGGAGGTGCAGCATTAAATCAGCAGACCAAAGCAGTCAAAGAAAGCACCAAAACTACACAACAAACTACTAAAGAAGTTAAAGAAAGCGGTGATGCTTTTGGTAGAGTTGGAAGAGCAGTTGGGTTGGTTAGCTTTGGGATGGGCAGACTTACAAAAATCGTAGAGACTGCTGGAAGAGGTGTATTAGGCCTCGGTGAACGAGCAGCACAAATCGTTCAGACATTTGCCAATGTAGGAGACAGTGTAGAAAACGCTGCCGGAGTATTTTCTGGTATTCCAGTAGTAGGTACCATCTTCGCAGCAGTGGCTTCGGCAGCAACTAAAGTAACAGATTCGTTTCAAAGTGCTACAGCCGCTGGTGCTACATTTGGCGGAAGTATAACTAATTTCTCTAGAGCAGCCAGCGGCGCAGGAATGACCATGGAAAAATTTGGTCAGATGATAGCACAGAACGGAGAAGGTCTAAGACTGTTAGGTGGTACTACTGAAGCTGGTGCAAATAGATTCAGTCAAATTTCAAATGCCGTACGAAAAACCAGCAACGATTTATATGCATTGGGTTTTAGCACAGCTGATGTTAATCAAGGTATCGCTTCATACAGTAAGTTAATGGGCAGTTTAGGCAAGCTTCAGGGAATGAGCAATGCAGATCTAGCCAAAGGCAGCAGATCATATCTCAAAGAAATTGATGCATTGGCAAAAATCACAGGCGAAACAAGAAAACAACAAGAAGATGCTCAGGCAAAATTAGCAGCGTCGGCACAATTCCAAGCGATGGTAGGTAATATGAACGCTACCGAAGCTAAGAAAATGATGAACACTATAACGGGATTGCCTCCAGGACTAAGAAGCGTAGCTGAAGACATCATGGCCACAGGTACAGCTACCACTGAGGAAAGTCAACAGTTTATGGCATTGATGCCTAAGTCTGCAGCGAAAATGGCAGAGTTTGCTGAAATGAGTAAACGAGGTATCGCCCCAACAGTTGCTCAACAACAAGAACTTCAAAATCTTTTAAAGATGGAAGGTGCAGCGGCCAAGAAACAATACGGAGACAATGCTAGGTATAACAAAGACATAGCTAAGACATTCATGATGATGAATGATTCTGCTAATATTACCAAAGATGGTCTGATACAGGCAACTGCTGAACAGGAAAACGCTATTAATAAAACTGACGGTATGGCTGCACAGATGGAAAAGACCAAACAAACTCTAGCAGCGTTTAGTAACGGTTTTCAGATGGCATTGGCCAACAGTGGTATACTTGATCTAATGTTAAAGGCATTTACTCTGTTAGCTGGCCTTGTTCAAACATTTGTGGTTCCTGCTTTTAATGTAGTGGCAGGTATTTTAACAGCAGTGCTAGAACCAGCACTAAAGTTCTTAGGAGAAATAATAAACACCTACGTGATTCCTGCTATGCAGGTATTGGTAGGATTTTTCGTTGATACTTTAATACCGGTCATCCAAGATGTTGCCACTACCTTAAAAGACTTTTTCAAACCTATATTTGAAGAAATTGGTGCATTCTTTAGAGATACATTATACCCAGCGTTTCTAGATGTTGTTGTATTTGTTCGAGATTCGTTCTTGCCTACATTTATGGACATAGCATCAGCCATAGGAGAAATAGTCACCCCGGTATTCAAAGCACTTGGTGGAATAATCAAAGACTATGTATGGCCAGCTTTTCAAGCGATAGGATCATTCATCGCAGATAATCTTACTCCAATATTTGCTACTTTATTAACAGCATTAACTGCCTATGCTACCTATCAATTAGTTACAGGTATAGGTGCACTGATTAGTTTTGGCACAGCTTTGATAGCCGCGACAATTCCATTCCTACCGTTAATAGCCGCAGTAGGTGCCATAGCTGCTGGATTCTTTTTCTTATATAAGAAATTAGAAGAGGCGGGATTTGGATTTAATATGTTAGGAGATGGACTTCGTTTAATTAAAGTTAAGTTCAAAGAATTTACCGGCGCTATTGGCGATATCATTGCTAAGATTCCAGGTATGGGTAGATCTGACGAAGAAGAAAAAGCCAGAGAAGAAGAGAAAAAAGCCTTAGAAGAAGAGAAAAAAGAAATACAACAACGATTAGAAGACCGAAGAAAACAAAATGCTATTGAAGCCACTGAAGAAGGAAAACGACTCAAGGCTATTAAAAATCAGGAGAAGCGTGAAGAACTAAAATTAGATATTGATAAAAAAGTTACAGGATATAAAGAAACCGGAGCTAAACATATCAAATCTGCAAGCGGTTCATTAGGCCAAGGAGCAGCATCTGCAAAAGAAACTGCTGATGCAGCTAAAGATGCAGCATCAACAACCAAAGAAGTTGATCTAAGTAGTCCTATAAATTCATTAATGACTTTTGCAGAACAACAGAAATCATCAATGTTTGTAGAAGGCGATAGAGAGAAAAAACAAAAAGCAAGAACAGAACAAAGAGCCGAAATAGTCAAAGAGTTTGAAAAAGATAAAGCAGCAGCCTTTACTGGTACAGACAAAGAAAAAGCGGAAGCTGTTAAACGTGCTGTAGAATCTCAAAAGAAACTGGAAGCATTTGATAAACAAGCAGCGGTTGATTCCGCTAGAGACGAACTGAGTTACGCAAAAACAGATGCAGAGAAAAAAGTTGCAGCACAGACATTGGCGGCAGCAGAGAAGAAATTAGCCGATTTTCAGAAAGAGTCAACAGAAAAACCTACAGCCAAAGCAGCATCTCCAGGAATGTCTCCTAGCACTCCGGCTACTAGCAAGGTAGGCGCAGCTGAAACTCCTAAAACTGAATTAGAAGCCCAGGCTGCAAGAAAAGCAGCAGAAGAAAAAGCTAGAAAGGAAGCAGAAGTTCAACCTAGCACACCTGGACAAAAAACTGTACCAGGACGTAATCAAGAATCGGCTGAATCGTTGTTAGCCAGCTTAAATACTAAGATGGATGTTCTCATAGGAATAAATCGACAACAAATTGATGTAGGAGAAAGACAACTTTCAGTGCAATCCAATCTGTCAGGTGATGTTTTCACTATATAATGGAAAAATAAAATGAGTTGGAAAAAATATTTTACACCGGTAACGATCGATAACGAATCTAGATCAATGAGTCCTTTGGGGGGCAAAGGTCGTCCGGGTCCGGCTCGAGCAAACTATAGTTCATTTTTACCAGATGTATATGCTGGAGCTCCTAATCGTGTTGAACGCTATATGCAATACGATACCATGGATATGGATTCGGAAGTTAATGCGGCCCTAGATATTCTAGCAGAATTCTGCACACAGAAAGATAAAGAAAATGCTACCCCGTTTCATTGCTTTTTCAGAGGTAGAGCAACAACCACTGAAACAAAACTATTAAAAGAAAGTTTACAAAAATGGAGCAAGTTACAGCAATTTGAAACTAGAATTTTCCGTATAGTTAGAAATGCTTTCAAATACGGAGACTGTTTTTTTGTAAGAGATCCTGAAACCAAAAAATGGTTATTTGTAGATGCTGCTAAAGTTTCTAAGATTATCGTAAACGAATCAGAAGGTAAGATTCCTGAACAATATGTTGTTCGAGATATTAATTTTAATTTCAAAGAGTTAATCGCAGTAACTCCCCACGGTACTACAAACACAGCACCTAGTGGCACCAGCAGCTATACTAGCGGTGGAGGATTTGGTCGTGGAATGGTTGGCTCAGCAGCACAACCTCCAGGTACAAGATTTAACAATCAAGCTAACGAAGTAACTATCGATGCTAAAAATGTTGTACACATTAGCCTAAGTGAAGGATTGGATAATAACTATCCTTTTGGTAATTCGTTGTTAGAATCGGTATTCAAAGTTTATAAACAAAAAGAATTGTTGGAAGATGCGATCATTATCTATCGTATCCAACGTGCTCCAGAACGTAGAATTTTTTATGTCGACGTAGGTAATATGCCAGCTCACATGGCTATGAGTTTTGTTGAGCGTGTTAAAAATGAAATTCAACAACGTCGCATCCCGAGTGCCACAGGTGGTGGCGCGAATGTTATGGATGCCAGTTATAATCCATTATCTGTATCTGAAGATTATTTTTTCCCACAAACAGCAGAAGGTCGGGGTTCAAAAGTTGAAACCTTGCCGGGCGGAACTAATCTTGGTGAGATCACAGATTTACGTTATTTTACTAATAAACTATTCCGCGCTTTAAGAATTCCGAGTTCTTATCTACCTACAGCTATTGATGAGCAACCAAATAATGTAGCGGACGGTAAAGTTGGTACAGCGTATATTCAAGAATTGAGATTTAATGAATATTGCAAACGCCTGCAATCTATGATTGGAGAAACTTTTGATCAAGAATTTAAAACTTGGTTAAATGACAGCGGTATTAATATTGATCCAGGATTATTTGAATTAAAATTTAATACCCCACAGAACTTCGCAGCCTACAGACAATCAGAATTGGATACAGCTAGAGTAGCGACCTATGCACAGTTAACACAGATTCCTTATATCAGTAAACGTTTTGGATTAAAACGTTTCCTAGGTTTAACACAAGAAGAAATCGTTGAAAACGAAATACTATGGAAAGAAGAAAACAGTGGTAAATTAAAACCAGCATTAGATGCCGCAGGTGAAATGAGATCTATAGGAATTTCAGGCGGCGGCCTACAATCAGCTGCCGAAGGACAAACAGCAGAAGCATCTCCGGACATGGCCGCAGCAGCAGAAGCTCCGGCTGAAGAACCAGCAGCACCTGCAGCAGAAATTTAATAAATACAAGATGCTTCTATTAGAATTTTTATATTTCAACGATAACACTAACGATTTTTCTGTAGATCGTCGTTATTCTAACGAACGAGACAGCAGTATTTTAGAAAAAGATGATACAAGAAAAATACGTCTAACTCTAAGACAAATCAATCAGCTTAGAATGCAGAGCGAAGCTCACGAATTTGAAAAAGAGTCAGAGTTAGAATTTATCAAACAAATGTACGGAACTCCAGTTGAAGCAGAACAACCAGCCCAATAATACTCCTGCATTCGTTCTAGGTAACGGTGTTAGCAGATTAAAAGTAGATCCTAATTTTTTACTAAAAAGCGGAACAGTCTACGGGTGCAACGCCCAATATAGAGAATTTGAACCCCACTATCTAATAGCCGTTGATGTTAAAATGGTCAACGAAATAGTGTCTGCAGGCTATCACAAAAATCATCAGGTTTGGACAAATCCTAACAAAGGAATCAGCTCAAAACACGGTTTAAATTTTTTCAGTCCGCATAAAGGGTGGAGCTCAGGACCGACTGCATTGTGGTTCGCATCCACACACGGATACGGAGAAATATATATCTTTGGTTTTGATTATACCGGTATAAACGGCAAATTTAACAATGTATATGCTGATACATTCAACTATAAAAAGAGCCAAGATTCTGCTACATTCCACGGAAATTGGGCAAGTCAGACAGAAAAAGTAATAAAAGAATTCCGTAATATTACCTATTACAGAGTAATAGATCCTTCACAAAATTACATTCCGGAAAAACTAAGTAAAGAAATATATAATCTAAAACATCTATCATTCGCTGATTTTGAAAAAAGATTTCCGGGCAGTATTTACAGCGACCAAATCCTTCAAAAAACTACCATTTAACGCCTGAATATTATCTGCGTGTTAAATAAAACTACAGCCTTTTGTCAATTCAAGGAGAATAAATTATGGCAGATAAAACCACACTTGAGCAAATGCTCGAGAGCTTGGTCAACGATGATCAAGCCAAAGCAGAAGAACTTTTCCACGAGTACGTAGTAGCGAAATCTCGTGAAATTTATGAAAGTCTTATCGAGGACGAGCTAGAAGAAGCTTCAGACGAAGACGAAGACGACGAAGAAGTTGATGAAGCTAGTCACAAAGAAGAAGATGAAGACGACGAAAAAGTAGACGAAGAATTTGAAGATATCGCTATCGAAGCCGATGATGATATGGGCGATATGGGTGGAGATCCAACCGACGACTTAGAAGGTGACCTAGAAATGGGTGACGAAGAAGAAGGCGGCGAAGGTGAAAAAAGCGAAGAAGAACTTTTCCAAGATCTAGACGCTATCGTTGACGAACTACAAGCCAAGTTTGATGAACTCAAAGGCGGCGACGAAATGGGCGGCGACGAAGAAATGAAAGACGGGTTTGATCTAGAAACAGTTCGTGAATACGTAGAAAAAGTTCCAGCTGGTCACGGTGCTGAAAAGAAAGGTGCTGCTGAAAAAGCTGACAACACAAAATCTATTGTAGACAATATGAAGAACGATATGGGCGGCACAACTGCAAACATTCTAAGCGGTCGTGATGGCGCATCTGGTTCCGAAACAGGTGCACTGAAAGGTAACGGTCTTTTAAAAGGTTCACCAAAAGAAGATAATGCTGGCAACATCAATGTTCCAGGCGGCAAAGCTGGCAATGCGTTCAGCAAAAAAGAGCCCGGACATGGTGCTGAGAAAAAAGGTTCTGCTGAATCAGCAGACAACAAGCAAAGCCTTTTCCGTGGTCGTAGATAATAGGACTATATAGGTGAAAACTACTCTATCAGAACATTTGAGTTTTGACCAGGCTAAGATTGTCTTGGAGCGAGATGAGAGCAGTGACGGTAAAAAGTCACTGCACTTAAACGGGATTTGCATCCAAGGAGACATCCGTAATGCAAATCAACGTGTTTATTCTTCTCAGGAAATTGGCAGGGCTGTCAAAACGCTCAACGAACAGATCTCTGGCGGCTACTCAGTTCTTGGAGAAGTTGATCATCCTCAGGATTTGAAAATCAATCTTGATCGTGTTAGTCACATGATTACCAAGATGTGGATGGACGGTCCTAACGGCTACGGAAAACTTAAAATCCTTCCTACTCCAATGGGTCAACTAGTACAGACTATGTTGGAGTCGGGAGTGAAACTAGGAGTTTCAAGCAGGGGCAGTGGCGAAGTTGACGGCGGCGGTAATGTCCAAGGTTTTGAAATTATTACAGTGGACGTTGTTGCACAACCCAGCGCCCCGGGAGCTTATCCTACACCAGTTTATGAACACCTTATGAATAATACAGGTGGATATCAGGCATTTAGAATAGCACAAGAAGTCAAAGGCGATCTTAAGGCACAGAAATACCTAGCAGAGAGTCTCAAGAGAATTATCTCTGGACTCAAATAACAGAGGAGAATCACATGTTAGATATAGTAAAACAGTTGTTTGAAAACAATGTGATTTCCGAAGAGATCAAATCGGAAATTGAAAATGCTTGGCAAAGCAGAATCCAAGAAAACCGTGATCAAGTCACTGCTGAACTACGTGAAGAGTTCGCTCAGAAATATGAGCACGACAAGTCTGCAATGGTAGAGGCTGTTGAAGCCATGCTATCCGACAGACTACAAGCAGAACTAGGCGAACTTGCAGAAGATCGTCAAGGCCTAATTGAAGCCCGTGCAAAATATCACAAGAAAATGAAAGACGATTCTAAAGCAATGGAATCATTTGTCTTGAATAATCTTAAGAAAGAGTTGAGCGAATTACACGAAGATCGCAAGCAGGTAGCATCTAATGTTGCTAAATTAGAATCTTTTATCGTGGATGCCCTAGCGAAAGAAATCGCAGAATTCCACAGCGACAAAAAAGACCTAGCTGAAACCAAAGTTAAATTGGTTCGCGAAAGCAAGGTAAAATTTGAAGCACTGAAAAAAGATTTTATTGCACGTTCAGCTAAAATCATCGAAGAAACTGTGTCGAAAGGCCTACGTTCTGAAATGACACAGCTACGTGAGGACATCGAAGCTGCTCGTAAGAATGACTTCGGTCGCAGAATTTTTGAAAGTTTCGCCAGCGAGTATGCTGCATCTCACTTAAATGAGAAATCTGAAACTGCGAAACTTCTTCAAGTTGTAAAACAAAAAGAAGCAGAGCTAGAAGAAGCAGCTAAAATTGTTGCAGAAACACAACAACTAGTAGAAAGCAAAGAATCTCAATTACGTATTGCTAAAGATTCAGCTACTCGTAAAGAACTAATGAGCGAGTTGTTAAATCCTTTAGCAGGCGATAAGAAGGAAGTCATGAGCAGTCTATTAGAATCAGTTCAAACTGAAAAGCTACGTACAGCTTTCGACAAGTACCTACCAGCTGTGATGAACGGCACAGGTGCACCGGCGAAGAAAGTACTATCAGAAGGCAAAGAAATCACAGGCGATAAAGCACAGGCACAAGCTATCGGCGGAGAAGAAAAAACCGCTGAAATTTTTGACATCCGCAGGCTTGCGGGACTTAAAGTTTAAGGAGAACTATAATGTCACAACTACTCGAGTCACGCTGGTCGGAAACCAAAGAGGCACTACTTGAAGGCCTACAAGGTACTAAGCGTACAGTGATGGCAACTACTCTAGAGAATACCCGCAAGTATCTCGCAGAAAGTGCTACCTCTGGTGCTACATCCGCCGGTAACGTTGCAACCCTAAATCGTGTGATCCTTCCAGTGATCAGACGTGTGATGCCTACGGTCATCGCTAATGAATTAGTTGGCGTACAGCCAATGACTGGACCAGTTGGTCAGATCCATACTCTACGTGTTCGCTATGCAGATAGCTTTAACAGCACAGGGGGTACTGATGTAACCGCTGGTGAAGAGGCACTAAGCCCATTCAAGATTGCAGAAGGTTATTCTGGTTCTGCTGCTAACGACAAAGCTGCTGCTACAGCCGCTTTAGAAGGTGTAGCTGGAAACAGAATGAGCATTCAAATCTTGAAACAAACTGTTGAAGCTAAAACTCGTAAGTTATCAGCTCGCTGGACTTTCGAAGCTGCACAAGATGCACAAGCTCAACAGGGTATCGATATCGAAGCAGAAATCATGGCAGCTCTTGCTCAAGAAATCACTGCTGAAATCGATCAAGAAGTTCTTGGATCATTGAATTCATTGGCTGGTACAGTACTAACCTATGACCAAAACGCAGTTTCTGGTACTGCTACATTCGTTGGTGACGAACACGCTGCTCTAGCTGTTCAGATCAACCGTGTTGCAAACTTGATCGCTCAGCGTACACGTCGTGGTGCTGGTAACTGGGCTGTTGTATCTCCAACAGTTCTAACATTGCTACAAAGCGCAACAACTTCTGCATTCGCAAGAACCACAGAAGGCACATTTGAAGCACCTACAAACACCAAGTTTGTTGGTACATTGAACAGCGCAATGAAGATCTATGTTAACGGCTATGCAACATCTGATGATGTTCTAGTTGGCTACAAAGGTTCTAGCGAATCTGACGCAGCAGCATTCTATTGCCCATACATTCCATTGATGAGCAGTGGTGTTGTTCTAGATCCTAGCACATTTGAGCCAGTAGTTAGCTTCATGACACGTTATGGATATGTTGAGTTAACAAACACAGCATCATCTCTAGGTAACGCTGCTGACTATCTAGGCAAGGTTGCTGTAACTACAGCTAACCTAAAATTTGCTTAATAGTAAATTTTCTAGTAAATCAAAAAGGCTCTTCGGAGCCTTTTTGTTTGGCGTAAATATCTGAGTTATGCAGATAGAATCAGAAAAGGATTTTCCGCAGTTAAGAGAACAGCTTAGAATTTGGCGTAAACGGTTTTCAATGTTTGCGCATGATGTTAATCAAATTGAACACATTATAGAAAATCATATACAAAATTATAGTATAGCAGGTGTATATTATAGACAGACTAAAAGTAAAAAATATCTTGAAAATGCACAGAAAGAAATAGAATCAATCAATAGAGTTTTATTAACAGTAGAAAAACTAGAGCTAATGGCTCTAATGAGTAGAGGATAAATAAAATATCATAAGGTAAGTGCCGTATGATTCGGACTTATGCGGTACCCACCGCGTAGACCTAGAACGTCAACACAAGGAGAAAACAAATGGGACGTCCACTAAGAAAAGATGTATATGGTACTGATGTTATCGGTACTCCGGCAAGTGCAACAGGTATTACCTGCGAATTTTACGATGGTTCTACCAACCGAACAGATGGTGTGATTATTAAACAACGAGGTGCCAGCAGTTTTGTTGTTTGCCGTATCGGACAAATTTCAACACCGGCCAATTACAAAGTTTGTAAACTAGTTGACACTACTCCTAACGCAGATGGAGAAATGCGAATCCAAGGATCTACTACTGGCTTGTTAGATCAGGGATTAGTACCTATTGCTAAACTAACACGAAGAATTGCCTACGGTTTTCCTTCCAGCCCAGATCTAAGTAATGGATTCTGGAGAGGCGAAGATTCAAACGATGCAAATAACCACGATCAAACCAAGTACAACTGGTATTTAGAAAATGATTCGTCTGCAGACTATATCGTATTAACGCCGATCACTGCAACAATGTAATCTAGGAAATACGATGGGACAGTTTCTTCAGGTAAACGGCGACTATAATATTAAGACCAAAGAAGGATCTAAGATAACATTAGATCCTGGTCTTACAGGCCAGGTTAGAGTAACAGGAGACCTTGTAGTCGAAGGTGACACTCTCACGGTTAGTGCTGAAAATTTAAATGTTAATGACAATATTATAATTTTAAATTACGGAGAAACTGGCCCAGGTGTTAGTCTACAATACTCCGGTATTGAAATTGACAGAGGAAGTTATGTAGATTCTTCGCAGGTTCCTAGAGCAGCATTTTTATTTGATGAATCTATCGAATCTTGGATCATCGCCAACGGCAGTGTTCCGAATCCTTTGAGTTTTGAAAACAGTAATTTAAAACTGAGAAGAATTTACACTGATTCAACACAGCCAGATTTGATTTTAATTAGAAACGGCAGCGGTGTTGTTAATGTAGGAAACAGAGAAATTAATGATGACGGAGTAGCCACTGGAAATTCGCCGTATGAAAATTTAGTCACCGACGACGACGATGTACCTAATAAAAAATATGTAGATGATGCTATTCAAAATAATCCCACATTTCAGATTAGATCACCTGGTGTGGGGGATTCTACCGCCACTGACACAAGAATAATTATTGCAGACTCTGATGTTCCTGATGATATAACCAATCCCGGATCTATACAGTATTTTAATTTTGAAACAGTATCTAATGTTAATGAAAGCACTATAGGTGTGTTCGTAGACGGAGTTCAAAATACATTTTTTTATAACGATCGAACAGCAATACAAGGATTAGAAATCCAAGACACTGAAATAAGCACTGGTTTTGGACTGAGCGGGCAACCTATCAGATTAAGTACTCCGGGATCTGGAAAAGTTATTTTAGAGTATGCTTTAGAAATAGAAAACAATGCACACGGTACTGGTTCAGGACCTACTTATAATGCAGGTTCAACTTTGCTATACACAGGTACAGAAGAAACTGGCAATTCTGGAATATTTTTTGTAACCTCAGCTGATAACCGTGATGAATTAATGGGTAGACGTAGATCTCTAGTTTGGAGCATGCTATTTTAAATAAGAGAGAATTATGATAACAAACACACCAGTATTTTCAACCGCACTAACTGATGCATATCAAATTTTTAAAGCTACTGATACCGGTGCTACTGGCGGAACTGCAGAAAGACGTGCAGTCACAACAATAATTTTATGTAATACAGGAACAGTTAATCTTACAGATGAAACAGTTAATCAATCTACAGTTAATATCTATATTGTAGATAGTTCAAAAGCAGGTTATACAACTCCAGGTACATATAATTTAGTAGCAAGTAATTTAATCATTCCAGCAGGAGAAACATTTTTCTTTTCAGAAGAACGAATAGTTTTAGATGACAACGATTCTATTCATGTAAGTTGCACAACGGGCGGCACAGAAACTGCAGGATCGTTTGTGGTCGGAGCAAATTATAAAATTTTAACATTAGGCACTACAACAAATTGGAACGTTGTTGCCCCAACTTCTACTCAAAGATCTTGGGGAGGAGGTGCTCCTGCAGTGGGAGATACTTTTACTGCCGGTGCAGCAGGATCCGGTGACGGAACAGCTATACGTTGTTTGTTGACTGCAACTGTGAGTTCATTAGAAGTATGAAATTTCTAAAACAAAAACATCTCGGAAAATTCAGTGTGAGAGATCAAACACTGTTTACCAATCAATATGGTCGTGCTGTTATGGACCTTACCGGAGGATTGAGACTGCCTCAAGGTACTACGGCCCAGCGTCCGCAGACTTCCGGAGTAAGATATCCAGCATCCGGAGTTTCGTCAAGTTCGGAATATGCAGACGGACTAATACGTTATAATCTTACACTTAATCAATTAGAATGTCTTATTGCTGGTGTTTGGGAAACAGTAAGAGCTGCCGGCGGTGGCACAGTTATAAAACAAACCATAGGTCCTGGAGACGGTGTAGAACAATATTTTGGTCCTCTGCAAAATCTTGGAGTAAATTGGTCCCCTCCAACATTAGTAGCGGGAGGTAGTGCCGGCACAGGACTTTACACTTATCCGTTAATCGTTTTGGTTGAAAATGTAATACAAATTTACAGCGATAATTGGACATTGGTACAAAACCCAGCAGGTGTTCCTTCGGCCGCTTTTTACGGTGGCGCAGGAAGCTATCCTGCAGGATATTATTTAGATTTTGGCGCCAGCCCGTTAGGAACTGTTCCTCTCACTAAGTACGTAACGGTTTTCTATAACTTCGGAAACTAATCATGCCTCAGCTAGGTAGAATAACAGGACCTTTGTTAGAAGCGAACCTGTTGAGAAACGGCGTAGATCTAGCCTTCGAAACTACCTTACTATACATAGATGTCAATGACGACAGTATAGGAATTAAGAAGAATCCTTCTTCTGTTTACGATCTAGATATAAATCACGATTTTCACACCACTGATATAATTGTAGACACTGCTGCAAATGTAGCAAATATTATAATTAATAGTTCTTCTACATTTACAACTTCAACAGGCCCAATTAATCTAAGAACCAATACAGGAAGCGCAACGATATTTCACGATCGTGTAGCCACTAATAATCTAGTGTTTGACGGAAATAGTATTTTTTCCTCAAACAACAGTAATATTGTCATAGATCCAAACGGATCTGGTTCAACACAAATAGTTGCTGACACTAATATTTTAGGTAATCTAAATGTTTCAGGAAATATTACCACACCACAGAATATTATTTTAGGTGGTAATCTAATCATAGGTGATAATATTGTTGATACAGTAACCGTAGCTCCTGATTTTACACAAGATATTATTCCCGGACAAGATCTTATATGGTCGTTAGGCGAAGATACTGGAGATTCTTCCCCAAGACGATGGAGTCAATTATGGTTTACAGATGAAACCAAAGTAAATTTTTGGTATCCTGATATAGTAGATATTAGTAGTCAAACAAGATTAAATGGCCTAACAAACACAATATCTGCTTTACAATCAAATGATGATATAGAAATATTACCCGATACAGGTATTATCTATATAGAAAGAACCAAATGGCAAGACAGCGACATAACTAATCTTAATAATACCGCTATAACATTGGGATCTACAGGAATAGGTTATACTAATTTTACAGGTAACAATGCAATGGTCGTTCCTGCCGGTACCGATGCAGAACGACGTCTAACACCCGAGCTTGCAGAGACTAGATGGAATACCGATCGAAATTATCTTGAATGTTTTGACGGAACAGTTTGGTCTCCTTCGATCGGTGCGGGAGGAGGGGGTGTTTCAGTAATCGATATGGAAGACCTGGGCCATATCTATACCATCATACTTGGTTAATTTCCAATCAGACTAAATACTACTGATTACGTGGACGACCAATCCTCGTATGGTTAAACTGTGGTAAACCCGCAATGTAAGGTGGTTAACCGTGAAACACGGGGTATGAGGAGAACGCATGGCCATTGGTCGTATTTCTGGACCGCTCCTGAAGTCGAATCTTACTCGTGACGGGGTTGATCTGGCTTTTGAGACGGATCTACTTTATCTAGATGTAAACAATCTCAGGGTCGGGGTGAACACTGCTGCACCAGATTCTGATCTACAAGTAAGCGGCACTACTCATACAACAAATTTAGTCGTTGATAATCAAGTTGACGTAGGTACATTAAGTATCTACGGAAACACGATACAAAGTGATTTAAACACTATAAGTTTTAGTCCGTCTGGTGGACAAGCAACAATCTATCATTCAAAATTACAAGTAGACGAAATTGAAATTTCGGGAAATATAATTTCTACTTTTAATTCAAATGCATCTATAGAACTTCAACCAAACGGCAGCGGAACAGTTAACATTCAATCAACAACCAATATCACTGGAAATCTTGCAGTGTCCGGTGATATTTCTGCTGTCGGTAACATACAGCTCAATGGTAATCTTATCATTGGCGATAGTCTTGCAGATACAATAACAATCAACGCAAGCATTCAAAGTGATTTAATTCCTCAGGCAGATAATACCTACGATTTAGGATCTGCTGCCTTTAGATGGAAAAGCGCCTATATTGGCAATGTAGTCACAGACAATCTTGCGGTAAGTACCCTTGACGTAGGTAATCTCATGTTCCGTGATAATGAGATTACTACAACTACTGGACAAGACATTATAATTGACGGCAATGGTTCAGGCGGTGTTCGACTAGCAAATTTTAAAATAGTAGACAATACTATAACCAATTTAGTCAGCGGAGCTATCACACAGATAGTTCAAAGTGGTACGGGATATTTTAAATTAGCAGGAACTAACGGTTTTGTTCCTCCTAGGGGCGATAATGCTCAACGTCCAACCGCTTATGCTGTATTAGGAATGACAAGATTTAACATATCGTCTCTAGCATTAGAAGTATGGGACGGTGCTTCATGGGCGAGCCCAGCAGGATCAGCGGGCGCGGTAAGTGCAGCAGGTGCAGCAGATATTGCTGCCGCTTATGCGTTAATTTTAGGATAACGAAATGCCAACAATTTTTAAACATTCACTAGTAACTCAGATAGGAACAGTCCCAACAGATGTAGTAACTATCGGTGCAGGTGTTCGAGCTACAGTAATAGGGTGTAATTTATCTAATGTCACAGACTACGATACTGTTATAGCTGATGTTATGGTTGTTGGGGCTGACACTACTGTTGCACATTACATAAAAGGACTTACTATTCCTCCTAACACTTCAGTTAAATTGATAACACAAGGTGAAAAATTAATTTTACCCGAAAACACAGGTTTTAGGATCGTGACCGATACTTCGGATAGTGTAGATGCTACAGTCAGCTATGTAGAAATATCATAATAGGAAAATTTATGTCTGCAAATTATTATTTAGGCGTAACACCACAAGAAGTACTAGGAGATAGTCCTAGATTTTTATATCTTATTAGAAGAAACGATGACGGAGAAATTTTCTTAATTCGCAGCGACCAGTTAAAAGATAAAGATAGTATAGAATTAAATGAGCCTGGAATCCCATCAGAAAATTTTGAAGATTTTGAGCCAGGCATAGACTTTTTTGATGGTATAGATGAAGAGCATAATACTGTCTATGATAATTTAATTTGGACCCAATATAGATGGGATAATCGACCTATTCTTTATTATGTGAATGCATCAGGTCAATTAGTGCAAAGAATAAATCAAAATTATACATATCCAACAGGACATTCAAGTTAACGGGGTAAAAAATGGCAGAATTTAAGATCAGCAGGATTAGATATACCTGGCGAAACAATTGGACTACTACCACAGTCTATAATAAAGACGACATAGTAAGATATGGCGGAGCTAGTTGGGTCTGTATGAGACAGCATACAGCAGGTATTTTTGCTTCCGATCAAACATTTCTAGCCAATCCTAGTGATACTGATTTTACACCAGCCTGGAGAAAAATGACTGACGGATACCTCTACAGAGGTAATTGGGCAGCTACTACATTATATAATCCAGGAGATATTATAAAATATGCAGGTAATCTCTACTTAACAGTTAACAGTTTTACTTCCGGTGCGTTATTTAATTCTAACATCGCAGACGTTACTGTTTATGCAGCTGGTTATAATTACAGACAAAACTGGCAGGCACTGACCAGATACGGAGTCAATGATGTTGTACGCTACGGCGGTAATGTCTATAAATGCACAATTGAACATACTTCAACCACTACTGCTAACGGATTAGAATTTGACAGCAGTAACTGGGCAACACATTTTGTAGGTATTGAGTTTAAAGGTGATTATACTGTAAGTACAAGATATAAGCCAAACGATATTGTACTTCGTGATGGTACATTATTAATCTGTTTAGAAGGTTATACTTCATCATCTGAATTTGATGCTACAAAATGGGAAGTAGAATTATTGGGTGCTGAATTCAACGGCGAATGGAATAATTCAACTTATTACGGTATCGGTAGTGTGGTTAGACACGGAGGCTTTACCTATTTAGCACTGAGATCAAGTTACGGACAAAACCCATATCTATCATCTTATCAAGCAGAAACGAATGATCCGTATTGGCAGAAATTATCTGAGAATTATAATTTCATAGGACTATGGAGTTCTACTAATACTTACAAAACCGGCGATGTAGTCCGCAGAGGCGGAATCTTATATGTGGCTTTGTTAGATACAACCGCTGACGGAAGCTCTGTAGATTATCTAGATACCAGTAATTGGGAAGTATTAGATATAGGACAAAATGCTAGGGGAGCCTGGACTGAAGGTCAAACTTATGCTGCAGGAGATCTAGTTACTTTTATCGGTGACGTTTACAAGTGTAACTTTGAACATCTAGCATCGGATCAAAACTATCCTGGTGACAGTGGATCAGGATTTATCTATTGGGATATATTAATACAAAGCGCAGGACCTAACGTAGGTCTAAGACAGTTAGGTGACCTGCTTACCTATGATTTATCAAGAAGTCTAGCAGGAGACACCAGTACTTTTGGTGTAACAAATATTGAACTTGGTAATCAAGGGGAGTTATTAAGCATTAATAGCGATAACAGTGCTGAGTATAGAGTATTTGGTACTATAGCTCGAGTATTTTTTGTAGGCAAAGACGGTGTTGATGACGGTGACGATCCTCTAAGAGGAACTATTTCGTCATCTCCTTGGAGAACTGTACGCTATGCCTGTTATAGAGCCGACGACGGTTTTTCTGGTTTTACAACTATCAATGTTGGCACAGGAGTGTTTGAAGAAATTTTACCGATAGTTGTGCCTAAAAGAACAGTGGTATTAGGATCTGAATTAAGATCAACAGTAATAACAGCAGCAGATGCTGATCCGGCACTGGCCACTGACAGAATATATTTCAAAGCTGGACTAACAAGATTATCTAATATTATACAGACTTTGTTAGCACAGACTACACTTAATCCCGCTAAAACAAATACAAACACTTTGAATCCGGTAACATTGGGATTAGATACAGGTCAGGAAACAGGAGAAGCTCCTGCACTATCAGTGCAATCTTTGATTACATCATTTAATCAATATATCGATTATCATATTGCAGGGACAGGCAGCACCCCGAATGTCAGCGGTTCAAACACCATAACCACAGATCAAGAATATTTAAATGCAGCATTGGTTTTAGCAGCAAATAAAGCTTTCTGTGTAAATGAAATTGTAAAATTTTTACAACTAACTTATCCGTTATATACTGTACCTGAAATTTATTACAGACAAATATTACCTAGAATTATAGATAGTTTTATCTACGATATCAAATATACAGGAAATTACAAAACATTAAGAGAAGCAAGAGGTTACGTTAGCGCAGTCGAAGGTAGTTCTTCAGAAGACATGTTCTATATGAGAGATGCTACTGGACTAAGAGATTGTACTCTTAAAGGTCTAACAGGAATTTTAAATCCACCTACGGTATTTGACCTTTATAGAAGACCAACAGGAGGAACATTTGTTGGTTTAGATCCGGGCTGGGGACCGAACGATCAAAGCGTTTGGATCACTACCAGATCACCTTATATCCAAGGTGTGACAAATATCGGTACTGCTTGTACAGGACAAAAGATCAATGGAGCGTTACATAACGGTGGAAATCGTTCAATGGTCAGCAATGACTTTACACAGGTACTCAGCGACGGAATTGGAGCGTTGGTTCAAAACAATGGTAGAGCAGAATTAGTTTCGGTATTTACATATTATTGTACCATCGGATACCTAGCTGAAAATGGCGGTATCATAAGAGGCACCAACGGAAACTGTTCGTACGGAAATTACGGTGCGATTGCCGACGGCAATGATTCGACCGAAACTCCTGAAACAATCACAATCAATACAAGAAATAATCAAGCGATTGTTGCAAATGCATTTGCTGGTGAATTTGTTGACGAAATACAAATATTAGAATTTTATAATGCTGGAGAAAGATATACTCAGGCTGGTGCAACATTTACTTCAGCTGGAACGGGTGCATCAGTAAGTTTTGAAGATTTTAGGGATCAAGCTATTTTTGAAGCTCGTCCTATTGATACTTCAACAACACCGGCGTCAGAAATAATAGGCGGTGGTGGTTACAGTGTTATTCAAGGCAATGCTCAGGTTCATACCACTCCCAACGGTGATCTAACATCTATCACCATTTCTGCTTCTGACATAAATTTACAAGCAGATTATTTAGGAAAACGAATTATTATTGTTAGCGGCACGGGCACAGGACAATATGGATATGTTACTGCTTACAATACAACATCTAAGGTGGTTTCAGTATCAAAAGAATCCGATGATACCCCAGGTTGGGATCATGTGATAGCAGGAAAAGCGATTGCCAATCCTATCGACACTACAACAAGATATAGAATAGAACCAAGAATCACTTTTAGTGAGCCAGATTTTTCAGTAGCAGCAGTTAACACCACTGTTAATACTTTTTGGAGTGATATCTGTTACGGTGAACTTACTCAATCATTTACTAACGTAGTTGGAGATAGTGGATCAGGACAGACGATCGATATTCCTGCGGCTACTGCAACTTTTAATGTTGATCAAGTAGGAAGAGAATATTCAGTAACATTGGTTAATGCAGGTGCAGGATATTCTGTAGGTGATACAATAACCATAGAAGGAAATTCGATAGGCGGCCAAATAGGTATCAACGATATTACAATTACTGTAACAGCTACAAGTGAAGATAGTACTAATTCAATAATTTCTTTTACCTACGAAGGAACTGGACATAGCGGTAAGTTTGTGGCAGTAGCGTTAGGCGGAAGTGCTGGTGTCTATTCAGCTAATGCACTAGACTGGGTTTCATTCAATATGCCTAGTAGCGGTGATTGGACAGGAGTAGCAGCAGGTAATAATAGATTCGTAGCCATAAGATACGGCAGTAATCAATGTTCAAGTTCATTCGACGGAATAACTTGGACTGCTCGTACTATGCCAGCATCTAGAAATTGGACAGCGGTAGCATATGGTGGAGGAAAATTTGTTGCAGTTGCTGAAAATCTAAACAGTTCAGCATATTCTCTAAACGGCCAGACTTGGATTTCTTCTAGTATGCCAGTAATCGGTGATTCTACAGAAAATCAATGGATAGATCTAGCCTATGGTAAAGGCCGTTGGGTAGCTATTGCTAATTCTAACAACGTAGCTGCTTATAGTGACGACGGAATAAATTGGTCAGGTACAGTCATGGATGTCGTAGCAGACAGCAGTCAGCGAGATTGGGTGTCTGTGGCCTACGGCAATAATAGATGGATCACTGTGTCATCTCAAGGCGATTGTGCATATAGCTTTGACGGAATCACCTGGTATGCATCAACTATGCCTAAGCAGGACGGATCAACACCTCATAGCTGGACTAAAGTAAGATATGGACAGGGAATATTCTTTGCTGTAGGCAGTACAGGTAACAGAGTAGTGGGCGGAGACCCCACAGCAGATTTAACAACATATTCAGCAACGAGCCCAGACGGAATAAATTGGACAGGTAGAACTCTTGCAACATCTGCAGTCTATACTTCTGTTACATTAGGCAATCCCTATATAGAATTGGACGATTCAAGCACAGGAGCTAATACACCTTTATGGGTAGCTGTAGCAGACAATAATGCTAATTTCCAAAGAATTAGAACCGGAAAGCGTGCCCTAGGCAGAGTCGAAGTAACATCGGGAATAATTTCAAAAGTAAAATTTTGGGATACAGGATCTGGTTATAGAGAACCACCAACTTACACAATAACAGATCCTAGTTCGACTAGCGATGCAGTTCTAGAAGTTAGATTAGGAGACGGTGTATTAACAAATCCTGAATGGATTAATCGTGGTTCTGGATATAGGACTTCTAGTACAACTGTAACTATATCCGGTGACGGTTATGCTGATGTATATCCTGTGGGTAAATTTGTAACAGTTGACGGACTAGGTTTCTATCCAAAACCCGGAGCTCAGGTACAGTTTACAGGCAATGCCCAGGTTTATCAGTTAGTTGATGTTGAAGAGCTTGGTGCAATTAATGGCGGACTTAGTGCTACATTAAGATTAACACCTAATATTAAAACAAGAGATTATTTTACGCATGGTACTTCGGGAACTATACGTATAAGATACAGTCAGGTAAGAATTACCGGACACGATTTCTTAGACATCGGTACTGGAAATTTTGAAGAAACTAATTATCCTGAAATTTATGCGACTGGTGTTTACCAACCTACTCCAGAAAATGAAGTTTATGAGGAATCTGGCGGTCGAGTATTCTATACCAGCACAGATCAAAGCGGTAACTTTAGAGCAGGTGAACTATTTGCTGTGGAACAGGCAACAGGTATAGTAACAATCAGTGCTGATTTCTTTGACCTGTCAGGATTAACAGAACTAAGAATTGGTGGAGTAAGATTAGGCGGCTCCGGAGTTGTTATTAGAGAATTCTCAACCGATGCACTGTTTACCGCTGATTCAAACAACATAGTTCCTACACAGAAAGCTATTGCTGCTTATTTGAATAACAGATTAACAGTGGGTGGATCAGAAATTTCAACATCTAGCTTTATTGCTGGTTTTGTAAGAGTTGGTCCTGATTTAATAAACCATACATTAACACAAAAAATTATTATTCCTGTTAGAGCAGATTTTGAGTCTACAGTAGAGACTGTTGGAGTAAGCGGCAGTATTGTAGCGCAGGCAATGTTCTACAAATCTTTCAATCAATAATGAAATAAATATACGATACGGAGTGCAAAATGGCAGAATTTAAACTAGGTAGAATTAGATTTGTATGGAAAGGTCCTTGGACGACCGCTACAACATACTATATTGATGACGTTGTTAGATACGGCGGAAAAACATATATTTGTGCGGTAGGTCATACAGCAGCCGCTGATTTTAATACGGACCTAGAATATAGTCCTACTAAATGGAATCTAATGTCGGACGGACAAGAATGGAAAGGAGATTGGTCAATCTCCACTTTCTACAAATTAAATGACATTGTCAAATATGGAGGATATCTCTATGTTTGTAATGATAGTCATACTTCTGCTGCAACTCTAGCATCCGGTTTAGAAAATGATCAAGGTAAATGGACTTTATTCTTAGAAGGTTTTGATTGGAAAGGATCTTGGAACGCTCTAATTAGATATAAAGTGAATGATCTAGTAAGTTATGGCGGGATTACATATGTTTGTAATCAAGGACATACTTCTGCTGCGACAACAGCCTTAGGCCTAGAAGCAGATCAAAGTAAATGGGATACATTTAATGCAGGTTTAGATTACAAGGGATCTTGGACCGTATCAGCAAGATATAAAGTAAATGATGTAGTAAAATACGGTGGCGGACTATGGATCTGTACTGTATATCATACTGCATCTGCATTGTTTGCCACAGATTCTGCAAATTGGACTCAGTTAGTCGGTGGTTTTACATTTGAAGATGCTTGGAATAGTGCTACACTTTATCAACCGGGCGATATTGTAAGATACGGTGGAAATCAATACGTAGCTTTACTAAATCATTCTAACGAAGTCCCATCGACTAGCACATCTAATTGGAGTTTATTCAGCAAAGGATTTAGTTTTGTCAGTGATTGGGTTAATACCACTTCTTATAAGGTAGGTGAAGTTGCAAGACTAGGCGGATATACATATCTTGCCACAGCAGATTCTCCTTCTATCGTAACTACAGGTACAGCTTCAAACGCTGGTACAGGTCTGTTCACAGTTACTTCTACAGCCGATATGGTTGTAGGAATGTCAGTGAAATTCAGCGGAACAACTTTTGGAAATGTAAGTTCTGATACAAATTATTATATTAGAACTATTCCCGGTGGAGCTGAATTTACTATCAGCACACAACCAGGAGGCACAGCATTTGTTCCATCAACTGCTACTGGATCTATGACAGTAACCGTAGCACCTAAGCCACCTAACAGTTCTTACTGGACAAAATTAAGTGGCGGATTTGATTGGAAAGGAAGTTGGATCGATGATGCGGATTATGTGTTAGGAGATATTGTAAGATACGATAGCAATACATATGTCTGCGTGCTAGCTCACAGATCAGAAAGTGACGACGGCTCAACAATTAGACCAGCGGGTGGCGGCGCTGCTAATAGCAGACCTGATCAAGATGTTACCGGTACTTATTGGAATTTATTTGCAGTAGGATCTGATACCGCAGTATTGACCACCAAAGGCGATTTGGTTTATTACGGAAATAATGGCCCAACACGATTGCCAATAGGCCTAGAAGGACAGGTATTGAGAGCAGGCGACGAGATTCCTGAATGGGTTTCATTGGGTGCGCAGGATTTTGAATATTTTGTAGCACCTAATGGTGTAGACTTACCAGCGCCTATTTGGGGCAGAAGCTTTGATAAACCATGGAAAACAATTAGGTATGCCTGCGAACAGGTAGAAAACGGACCTAGAAATCCAAATGCAAAATATCTGTTAGAAATGAATCGCGCATTTATACAGAAAGAAGTTACAGAATGGATTCAATATCAAATAACAAATAATATCACACCTTTTACTACATCTTTTGACTACGACGAATACAAGTGTGAAAGAGATGTTGGTTTTATCATAGATGCTTTGATCTACGATCTAGGGCACGGTGGTAATGTTAGAACACGAGGTGCTGCTAATGCATTTGTAGGAGGACTAACAGAATCTGAAAATATGCCTTACGGGGGAGCAGGCCTAGCAGCAGAATCAGATGAATCAGTCGCGGCATATACATATTTTCTTACAGTTGTTGAATCAGTTCTAGATAATCAAGCACCAGCAGTAAATTATCAAACACTGAACGGAGATAATTCTACAGCAGTAGTTGGCCAATTTATTGATACCGATTATACATCCGAAGATGTTATGGCCACAGTTACTGATCTAGTAGAAATAGTCACTGATGCAATTACAGCAGGTGTAGCAACTAACATTCCTGAAAGAGACAGTCCTAATAATCTTATAAGAATCGCTACAGGAACATATAGAGAAACATTGCCTATTATTGTACCAGAACAAACTGCACTGCTTGGAGACGAGCTACGTTCAACCAATGCTGGTCCTGCAGGAAGTTTAACACATAGATCAGATTCTAAGTATAGTGTAGAAACACTAACAAGATTAGAAACTGTTCTGGGACAGATCATTCTTGGCTCAAATGTCACAGAATCAGCAGGAAATACCAGCACACAAGATGTAGCATTTCCATATGCAAGCACTGTAGAAGAAACCGATATCAAACGTCTAGTAAGAATGATGCAGCACCGTATTGATTTCAGCGTAGGTACAATGAATCTTGCATCTAGTGCTGATCCAACAGGATACAATTCTTCATATCTTGCAGGTTACGGTGATGCCAGAACTTTATTAAAAGAAAATAAAGAATTTATCAAAGCTGAAATTATTGCTTATATCACTACAAATTATCCAACAATAAAATACAGTAAAACTGCCTGTAAACGAGACGTTGGATATATCGTAGATGCAATGATCTATGATTTAACTTACAGCGGGTCTACGCAAACACTCAATGCAGGCCTAGCCTATTATGATGGGGCTGGATCAACTCTGATGATTGATTCGACTGAGGTAACAGCAACAATAGCAGCATATGGACGTTTAAAAACTGTAATGCAGCAGATTATTGCCAATACTTCGGTAACTGCTTCTTCTGGCAATGTCAGCACTCAGTGGACTGATACTACGAATTTAACCGGTGGTTCTGCAGCGAATAGTTTTGTTGGTGCTAACATAGATATTATCACCGCTATCCTTACCGCAGGATCAACTACTGGCCGACCAAGTGTTACAGTATCTTCAATTACCGGTACAAATACTTTTAATACCAGCGCAGCTCACGGATTAGAGGCAGGTGATCTTGTAGTCCCTAGAACAACAGCCAACGGTGTAACAGTTGACGTTAGATATTATGTGATTTCAGCAGGACTAACTTCAACAGCATTTAGACTTGCTACAAGTTATGCAGGATCTGCAATAACTGTTACCAACGGAACAGGTCTGAGTATAGTATTAGATACCGAAGACAGACCTGCAGCTACAAATGCGGTGACTACCACCACAGCTCTGATCAATGCTTATACTACTTTAAGTGCAGCAGTTTCGACCATTGTCACAGGTATGACAGCGTACATCACTGCAAATTATGGCTCTTTAAGTTATAACAGTGCAAAATGTCAACGTGATGCTAGAATAATCTTAGATGCTGTTGGATACGATTTTATGTTCAACAGCAATTTCCAAACTTTGAAAGCAGCATACGCATATTTGAGATCAAGTGCTAGCGATGTTTTTGAGAATAACCAAAAGGCAGCAACAAGAGCAGCTTTTAGTTACGTTAAAACACAGGCTAAATCTAATGTTGGAGGTGATGCTACCGCTCAAAGTAGAATTGAAACACTGATGACTTTGTTAGACGACATAATTTTTGGAGCTACTGACGAGGGTTCATCTTGTGCAACAGGATTACGATCAGCAGACTACGCACTGTTACAATTAGAAAGAAATAGATCTTATATTGTCAACGAACTGTCTGCATACATAAGTTCTACCTATACAACAACAGCTAGTGCAACAGCAGCAACTACTAATTTAATTACAGTTAGCAGCACAAGTTGGATGCAGCGTAATACTGCGATAAGATTTACTGGTACACTTGTAGGCGGGCTAGCTACAAATACTACCTATTACGTACAGAATGTTGTTAGTTCAACTACATTTAAAGTATCCTCAACTAGAGATAGCAATACTGCACTAACATTATCTAGTGCATCTGGTTCTTTCACAGTTAGTTTATATTATGATTCGGCATTGTGCGAACGTGATGTTAACAGATATATTGATGCTTTAAAGTATGATCTTAAATATCCAGGCAACTATAAGTCAAGAATGGCTGCTAGATTATATGCTAACTCTGTTTTAGGTAGCTTGGAAGAGGATATGTTCTATCTAAGAGACAATACTGGTGTTAGAGATATGACTCTAGAAGGGTTGACCGGAGATTTATTAGCTCCGAACGAATACGGAACTTCTAGAGTAAGTGCAGGGGCTTATTGTTCACTTGATCCAGGATGGGGTCCTGACGATTTTAGAACTTGGATCAATACTCGTTCGCCCTATGTACAAGGAGTTTCTACCTTTGGTACTGCAGCCATTGGTCAAAAAATTGACGGAGCATTACACAACGGTGGTAACGATTCAATAGTATCAAATGATTTTACACAGGTAATAAGTGATGGTATCGGTGCTTGGGTGGCTAACAACGGCCGCGCAGAACTAGTGTCTGTGTTCACTTATTATGCCCACGTTGGTTATCTATCAACCGGCGGCGGCAGAATCAGAGGCACCAACGGTAACTGCTCATATGGAGATTTTGGTGCAGTAGCAGAAGGATACGATGTAACCGAAACACCAAATACAGCTACAGTTGATAACAGATTCCAATTTGATGCTGTGGTAGGATCGGTATTTACTGATACAGAAGCAATTTATCAACTAGAATTTGATAATGCAGGTATAGATTATACAGAAGCTACCTGGACAATTACTGGCGGCGGTGCCGGTGCAAACGTGCTGCAGAACGAATTCAGGGATGATGGAGTTTTTACAGTAAGATTATTAGATTTGGTTGATGACAGTACCAATGCCCCAGAAGCATCAGGTAATTTTGGCGGATTTGGATATATCACAAATTCCAATACAGCCCAGACAGGTTCGAGTACTTCGTTAACTTTAGCAGCGACCGACTCAGAAACTAGCTCTGCTTATGTAGGAATGAAGATTTATCTCACAGGAGGTACAGGAGTAGGCCAGTTTGGAATTATCAGTGCTTATAACAGCGGAACAAAAATAGCCAGCGTGGTAAAAGAAACAACAGGAGCATCTGGTTGGGATCATATGATTTCAGGTACAGCAATTGCTACTCCTGATGCATCTACTACCTATACTATAGAACCAGCTGTTAGTTTTACAGCACCTACATTTACTAATGTAGCAGGCACTATGAGTTCATCCGGTGTTTGGTCTAATGTTATTTTTGGATCAACTACAGCATCTTACACTTCACAGTACGGTACATATACAGGATCAGGTACAGGTGCTAATTTTACTGTGGTAAGAAACGGTTGGAAATATACAACATATATTCAAACAGCTGGATCAGGCTACGAGCGTTTAGAAACAATTACTATAGCAGGAACCAATCTTGGCGGACTTTCTAGTGCCAATGACTTAGTAATAACTATTACTGCGGTTTCTACTTCAGGTGCAATTTTAGCCTTTGATGCAGAAGGATTTGGATGTGGTGGTAGATTTGTAGCTTTACGCACAGGAGGTACTACAGCAGGTGCATATTCTGACAATGGTTCAACCTGGACGGCGATGACATTACCGTCGTCCGGTGACTGGACAGCATTAGCACACGGTCTTATCGAAGACGGATCTAGTGTTCTTCAACAGTCAAGATTTGTAGCTATACGCACAGGATCTAATGCAGCAGCTTACAGTGACGACGGTATAACCTGGACTGCAACAACTATGCCAACCAGCACAAACTGGACATCTGTTGTGTTTGGTAATGATAGATTCGTAGCTGTAAACAGTTCTAACAGCACTGTAGCTGTTTCATTAGATGGGGTAGTATGGGACATTACAGGTACTAACACAGGAGCAGCCACAGCAATAACCTACGGTAAAGGTTTATTTGTTACAGTTAGAACAGGCAGTACCGCAGCAGCCAGTAGCCCAGATGGCGTGACATGGACAGCTAGAACTTTACCAGCATCTGTTGCTTGGAATTCTGTCGCATTTGGTAACAATATTTTTGTTGCAGTGGCCACAGACAGCAATTCTGGAGCATATAGTATAAACGGTACAACTTGGACTGCCATGACATTAGGATCTGCAGACGGTTCTACTGTAGCAGGATATCAAGAAGTTAGATACGGTCAAGGCCTGTTTATGGCCACAGCATATATTGCCAGTGTTCAGGATTATAGCTATGTTGCAACTTCTGAAAACGGCCTTAATTGGACTGTAAGAGGGCTACCTAATGGCGGTCTTGATAATGCTCTCAGCGGTTATGGTGCTGTAGCGTTCGGTAGCCCGCATAGAACCGGTTATTGGGTGGCTATAATCAAAGACAGCGGTAATCACGTGGTAAGAATCAGAGGCGGAGCTACAGCAAAAGCCAGAGCTTATGTAGCAGACGAAAAAGTGTTTGCTATAAGAATGACCGAACCTGGTTCTGGTTATGATACAGCACCAACAGTTACAATTACAGATCCAAACAATATCTACGAAGCACCTACATCTGTAAGAAAAGGCAAGGGAGTGTTATCACAACCTACCTATACAAATAGAGGTACAGGATACTCAACTGGATCTGCTGAAATTGACACAGGTGATGGCTATGCAGATATCTATCAAAGCGGCAGTTTTGTTGCTGTAAGAAGATTAACAGAACAACCAGTTCCTGGTTCAAACGTTGTGTTCGACCATTTACCAGATAGAACTTTTAAATTAGTAAACGTGTTTACATTCTTGGGAAGTTTTGACGGAGCATATACCTGCTTCTTCCAAATAAGTCCATCATTTACAATCAGTGAAGCACCAGAACATTTAGAAGATATTACCACACGTATTAGATACAGTCAAGTACGACTAACAGGACACGATTTCTTAGACATAGGAACTGGTAATGTTGTAGAAACAAATTATCCAGGAACCGCCACACAAACTACTATACCGGCCAATGAAACGGTAGAGAACGACGGCGGTCGTGTGTTCTACACATCAACTGACCAAGACGGTAACTTTAGAGTTGGTGGCCTATTCAGCATTGAACAGAGTACAGGTGTTGCAACATTAAATGCAGATGCATTTAATATTTCAGGCCTACAAGAACTTAATCTTGGTGAAGTAACACTGGGCGGAGGTTCTGCAACGATCACCGAATTCTCAACAGATCCGTTCTTTACTGCTGATTCAGATACTGTAGTACCGACTCAACGTGCGATCAAAGCCTATATTGCTGCACAAATTGGTGGTGGCGGTGCTGCTTTGAACGTAAATAGCGTTACCGCAGGTTCAATTAAGATAGATTCTAATCAAATTACAAACATAACTGGTGCTAGCATCAAAATGAAAGCAGTGTTTGAATTTAGAGGCGGAGTTACAGGATATCCAATGGCCTGGAATTACTTTTTAAACTAAATAATAACGGAGAATAAATTATGGCAACAGGAAGATTAGGCGCACTAGACTTATCCGCAGCAACAAATACAACTTTGTATACTGTGCCTGCTACTACTTTTACAGTAGCAACAGTAAGTCTTTGTAACAGAAGCAGCAGTGCAGTGACTGTTAGAATAGCAGTGAGCACAAATACAACACCCACTGATGCAGAATACGTGGAATATGACACAAGTTTATCTGCTAAGGGTGTATTGGAAAGAACGGGCTTAGTTCTTGATGTAACCAATGGAAAATACATCGTAGTAAGATCAAGCGGAGCTGGTGTATCTGCAGTTTGCTACGGTATCGAAACATCTACTGCGTAATAGGAGAAATTAGATATGGCAAGAAAACTCACAGCTGGTGCAGTAGGTGAACCTAGCATAGGAGCACTACAAATACAGCCTACTGCGGTTATCAGCACCGCGCAAGATTTAGATATTACAGTTGATCCTTTAGGCACCGGCCGATTTTTGATTGCCGCCGATGCTCAGTTAACAAGTCAATCAGATTTGAGATTCGGTGATGCAGATAACTCTAATTATGTGGGATTTCAAGCACCTGCCACAGTTACCACAAATTTAATTTGGACGTTGCCTGCAGTTGATGGTACTAGCGGACAATCGTTGGTTACCGACGGCTCGGGAACATTATCTTTTGCTACCACAGGTGCGACTATCACAGACAATACCGCTGATTCTGGAACCAATTATGTTATATTAGGAACAGCTACTACAGGAAATCTAACCGCAGCAAGAGTTTCGAGTACAAAATTAACGTTTCAGCCCAGCACTGGAACATTGACAATTTCTGCATTGCAGGTTAATGGAAAAGCAAACAGTCTAAGACCAGAAAATGTACAGACTGCCAGTTATACTATGCAGTTGACCGATGCAGGCGGAGTTATCAATATGAATAATTCTACTACAGCTACTTTGACTGTGCCAACAAATGCCTCGGTAGCATTTCCAATTGGTACAGTTATCTGGGTGTACAGACAAGGCGCAGGAACCGTTACTTTACAAGGGAATGCTGGCGTAACTTTAACAGCTACCGGCACAATGGCAGCCAGTGAAGAATTATATCTAAGAAAAAGAGATACTAACAATTGGGTAGTGTTTCATATCAGTACCGCAGGAACATTAACTGTGACAGGCGGATCTGTAACTACAGCGGGTGGTTTCCGTAGACACGAATTCACCAGCACCGGCGGATCATCGCTGGTAGCATCATAAGAGAGAATAAAAATGCCATTTATCAGTTCAATAAGAAACAAAGTAAATCGAGAGCAGCCAGTAGGCATTAAAAAAGAAGATCTTTTTGAAGTCACTGGCGGTGATTTAGTTTATACAGCCGGCGGCTATAAAATCCACGTGTTTACCACTGTTGGAGAGTCGGGACTTAATGTAAAATTAAAAGATCAAT